TTCATAATCTTGCCTTTCACCAGATCTTATAACACGATTCATTTCTGCTAAAGATGCTATAGCTCTAGGGTTTTTAGCAAGTCTATTAAGCTTAGCTTCTAATCCTTGCTTACCTATATTCTTTTGGAATAATGAACGGAGTCGTGGGCTATCACTTAGATCATCTCCATTAGGTGAGAAGTAAGTAGATAAACGTATATCATAACCACTTGCAAATAAGAATTGCCTACCAGGACCAACATCTAAATTCAGGCCAATAGGACTAACCATATTATATGCTCGTGTTAAGAAATCGTAATCCCTTACAGGTCTACCATTTAAGATATCATATTTAATAGGAAGATCATCACCAGGTAGATACTCAGAAATTAAGTTTCTATTTCTTAGTGCATCTCCTATACCTGTATTAAGCTCACGCATGTAAGGTACAAATAATTTACCAATATCATTTCTAAGTCCAGAAAGAGGGATAGGTACATTATTTATTAGATTAGCTAATATTCTATTCTGTTGACCAGGTTTACCACTAAATAAATCTACAAATTGCTGCATTCCAGCAAGATATGATTTCTGTGTAAATGCTTGAGCAACAACAAGAGATACTTTCTGTAATTCATTTTGAGTCCACTCTGAACCCATCAGCATACTAGCATCACCAATATCAGCAACAGTAGACATGATTAGGTTAAATGGTTCAATTGCATCGTAACCAACCCTTACACCAGCTAATTCAAACTGTCTAGGAATATAACCTGCATCTACCCACATCTGTCGTTTTTGTCTATCAACAGGTCCATTACCAGTTAGCTTACCATTCATCCATGCCCAACTAGCCATCATAATGACAGCACTACCCATACCTAAACGTCCGGTTTGTAGCGCTTTTGCATTAGCTAATTCTGCAGGAGTAGTGATACCATACTTAGCTACTTCACTTAAATTATCTGGTCTAGCAAAAGCAATATCATTAAATTCTTTAACTAAGAAGTTGAAGCCAGGTGTATGCTTAGCTGTTAAAGCAAGTCCATTGACGCCAGTTCGTGCGAAGAGAAAGAAAGGTTTTGCCAGTGGATGAGCAGTAAATACATCATTTAATCCTTTTGAAAAACCAGTTAATTCTTGCGTTAAAGTTACTTCTTTCTTAGCGAATTTAACTGCTTCATCAAGTAAGTTACCATCTCCATCCCAGATCTCACCATAGAAATCTTGTTCATAAGCTCTCATTAAGCTTGGAGTAATTTCAGGTACTTTACCACCAGAGGCTTGTATATCTAAAGCCATACGCATAGCTTTTTCTCTAGCCTTAGCTCTACCTAAAATGTATCCAAATGCATCATCAGTAGCAGCCATGATCTTAGTAGAGTAAGCAAAGAAACCTGAGTTATTCATGTTCCTAGCTGTATTAGCCATGGCAAACATAGCTCTCTCACCATCTGTAGCTCTACCACTATCTTCAGCCCATCGTCTTAATATTTCCCAGTTATCATCATTCCTTGTATATTCATAATACCTAGATTTCAAACTAGCTACATCTCCACTCATATAAGAATTGAGTTTAGACTTAAATAGTTCAAATGATTCAGGTATAGCTTCCATCATAGCATTCAGAGATGCTAGACCAGCTCTTATAGTTTGAGTATCTCCAGTAAATGGATATCTCATAAGAGCTCCAAAATAGGTAGCTAGAGGTCTTAAGAAGGTAGCAGTACTTGTACCCATGATAGCTCTCATTGGTGTTTTAGGACCACTAAGGATACCATGTATCATTATACCTTCAAGTTCTCTTATAAATGCACCTGTCCTATCAGGACCATTAGGATCTATCTTACCACCCTTAATCATCTTTCTAGCCCAATTATCGAAGTCATCCAAACTATGGATAGTCTTCATTTGAGAGAAAGCCTCGAAGAGGGCATTCAGCATATTTCCATCTGCTTCTTTATCTTTAGCTATTTTAAGGATAGTCATAATAGACTCCTTAGTATCAGCCATATCTTTACTAAGAGTTTCTGATAAATATCGTCTTTGTTTACCAGCACCTAATTCTCTGAAGTTTGCAGACTTAACAATTCTAGCTCGTTTTGCTTCAGTTAGAGCAACTAGCATGGTATCTATAACTTGTTTTGCAGGTCCATCTACATCTGTAAGATCGACAAATTTCTCTAACTCTCTACCAGCAATACCTAGGTCTCTGATTTGGTGTAGTAATGTACCGACAACTAGATCAGTTACAACTACATTTTTAGATGTTAAGGTTTCTATAGTATCAATTTTCCTACCAGCTGCATCTGTAATATCGTACCTATCTGATGTCTCAAACAGCTCTTTTAAATATTCAATAGGATCTAAATCTACTGCATTTCTACCTGCAGTAATTCTTTGGTGTGCTAGAATAGAGTCACCGAATACTTCAAGTAAGGTTTTCCTATTCCTTTTAACCATCTGAACTACTTCATTATATCTATCATTGCTGAGTAATTTCCTTAAGACATCTTGTACTAATTCTTCAGTTACACCAGCTTCTCTCGCAATAACTTCACGTTGAGCAGGGGTTGTAATAGAGCCCGTAGACCCTTCTTCTGCACCCCATTCCTTCCTTCTACGTGCTTCCGTTTCAAAAGCATCCCAAGGTTCCTGTTGTGAAATATGTGCGCCTTGATGTGGCTCAGCAACAGGTTTATTCTTATCTGCACGGAACTCAGTTTCTCCTCTACGGAGCTGAGCTAATCCAGACTCATTAACTTGATCTTCAATGTTGATATTTCTGGCAGCAATTTTAGCTTTAACACTTTTACTACCTTTACCTATAAGATACCATGCACCGTCAAATACAGTACCAATACCCATACCTTCAATAACGTTTTTAATTTTCATCACAATTGGGTGATCTTCGTCATTGGTAGATATTGGTGTATCTATAAAACCATACTTATCTCTTAAAGTTCCAAGTGCGTTATGCCCGTCTGATTCCTTAGATATCACGTCGGATACCGCACCGACACCAGCTGCTCGTACAAAGCTATTAGCAAATATAGTACCAGCAGTGGTGATTCCCATTCTAGCAGCTGTGAATTTAGCTGCTGGGATAATAGCTGCAGCTAATGAGCCGAAGTGTACAACACCTCTAGCTAATTTACCCCACCATGTCTTTGTTATTATAGGGTTATCGTAGTCAGTAAAAGGATGCCAATCAGGTCTGTAGTAGCCTTTCTCTTTCTTCTCTCTTTGCATCTCTCCACTTAACGCATCTGCTGTACGTTCTGGGAAAGTAGCCACAGAGGAAGCTGTATCTTGAAGACCGCCTGATAGAACTGATTGTAGCTCCTTTGCTACTCCTGCAACACCCCAATTCTCTTTATTTCTAGGATCATCTACTGCAAGTTGTTCTTGTTGCAGAGCCTGTTGTTCTTGTTCATTTACCTCTTGTTGGTTTTGAACTAGTTCTGGGACAGCAAATTGTGCTTCTGTTTCTTCATAAGCTTTTTGGATTGCTTCCTCATCAACTATTAGTTCGGGATCTATTGGCATTTCATTACCTTTGTAGTGTTTGATTCACTAGTTCCGTAGAACAAATAGGAATCATATTTGATAGCTGTAAGAAAGGCGGTAAGTCTCCAACTATTTCTAAAAATCTTTGGTTATCTTCTGGTCTTATGTTTACTAATCTTCTATAAGCGTCTTGCTGTGTAGACAAACCTTGAGCTCTTTGAGCTTTATACCTTAATCGACCTAAGACAAATAAATCTTGAGTTTGTTCATCAAAGAGTATATCAAGAGGAACTTGATTAGCTTCTATAATAGATATAAGTCCATCTGCAGTAATACCATAAGCACCAAAGTCACTATGGCCAGATTTTGCTAGTTCTAATACTTCACCAACAGTATGTTGTGTAAGAGGTTTAGATAAATGAGCATCTTTACCTTGATCTATATTAGGACTGACTACATAATCATAACCACCTTCATTCATAGCTGTAGGATCTTTTACTATATCTAACATCCAGTTTATATCTTCTCCACTTGCAGCTATATTCTGCATAGTCTGATAAGTCTTACAAGTAGTAGGTTTAACAGTTAATTGTACTGCTTGATCTTCAGGAAGATTATCAAACTCAGGAATAGTAATCTGATTTTCACCTTCTAATAATCCTGTTGCTTGTAACCTTGCCCTCATAAGTAACTCAGGATTAGCAAATCTACCACGTAGACCGTTTGAAACCATACGATAGTAACTAGGAATTTCCGCAGCTATACCAGCATTAGTTGTTTGTATGTATATAGCAGCAGCTTTAAGATGCTTTTCTTCCCCTTCCCATGGTGTATTACTAAAAAGTAAATTATTATTACCTAATAGCTGTGTTCTTGCACTTTGTACATCAGTTTTAAGATCTTGATCTAAATCACCAACCCATCTATCCCATATATAGTCACCTGGGCTACCAGGAACTTGTGTATTTACACCAGCATCAACTGCTTTTAAGGCTATAGCATTGGCAGCTTCATCTGATATACCTGGTTGTGCTTTTTTAGCCTCATTAAATGCTCTAATATACTCTTTTCTAGCATGGAATCTATTAGCTCTAAACTTAGGATTACCTTGTGCGGCATCTAAATCTAGA